ATAAAAAACATATAATCATTTCGCTGATACAATAATGATTTCTCTAGGGTTTCCTGTTCCTCTTTTATATTCTTCTTTGGTATCAATAACGATTTGCGTGAAAATGCTATTCATTAACTGCTTTCGTTCATGATCAGTAGAGTATTCCCATACAGTATCGATGTTAGAGATAATATATTTTGTTTCTTCATTGGCAGTTTTGCTACTTTGATTTATACTTTTCAATTCTTTATTGATTTCTTTTTCTCGTTCTCTAAGTTGGTTAGATTTTTTTATCAACTCGTCAATGTCGATAATATCATTTTCGTACATCTTCTTTTGTTTATCTAAAAGTTTTTCAAGGTTTTTCAATTCATTAGTCAATTCATTGATTTTTTCATCTGAGTAATTAGATGAATCAGTGGAATTATATATATTTCCAACAAGTTTATCAAACATGCTAAAAATTGTTTTTGTTAAATTATCTTCTAAAATAATATGACTAGTACAATTCTTGCCAGCTTTTTTTCCAGAGCATCTGTATGTTTTTTTACCAGCTGATTTGTGACCCGAAAGAGAATGACCGCATCGTGCGCATTTTAGTAGGGTTGAGAAATAATAATTACTAGTGTGCTTTTTTCCTCCACCATTTCTTCTTTTGTCCAGTAGATCTTGTAAAGCCCAAAATTCTTCTTTAGAAATAATCGGTTCATGACTGCCTTCATATAGAGTTTGCTCTCTGGGTGGTTTTTTATAGTCTTTGGAGTTTTGATTAAAGGTTAAGTATCCGGCGTAAACGGGATTGTTGGCAATATCTCTTACTGAGTCTACATGCCATTCTCCACCTTTACGAGTTGAAAAGCCTTTGTTTGTTAAATGTTTAGCCAACGTATAAAAGCCAAAGGTTGTTGTTTGTTTGAAAATTTCTTGTACAACTGCTTTTTCTTTATCGTTAACGACTAATTTCTTTTCAACGATTTTATATCCGTAAGGAGCCATGCCGCCTTTCCACATACCAAGCTTTGTTTTTTTCTCCATACCTAAACGTACACGTTCACCTAAATTTTCACGTTCCCATTGAGCGATAGCTGCTACTAGTGTTATAAATAAACGTCCCATAGCATTTGTTGTGTCATATACTTCAGTAGCACTTTTGAACATACAATTATTATCATCGAGTATCTTTAAGATTTTATATAAGTCCATAACAGAGCGTGTCAGCCGATCTAAGCGATAAACTAATAAAACATCAATATTTCCTTGCTTCAATGTGTCCATCATTTTTTCAAAAGCAGGTCGTTGCAAATCTTTAGCCGAATAACCTTCATCAATGTACTTATCTACTAACTCCCAACCTTGAGATATGCAATATGCTTCTAGCTTTTCAATTTGAGCAGCAATTGAAAAACCGTGTTTGGCTTGTTCATCAGTTGATACCCTTACATAGACAATACATTTCATGGAGCATCCTCCTAGAATTTAATATCAAGGGGTGGCATGTACCAAACTAATTTCCCTTTAATATGAATAGGCGTATGTTCTTGCGTTTTGGCATCATAGTATTGGGTTTTGTGTTTTGGATTGAAACTTTCCGGCTCAAGAGTAATACCGTTTTGGAACTTAAAAAATCTTTTTAGTGTTGCATCATAGCCATTTACTGCCACAGCTGCCACATCACCATTACGGACTTCTTGAGTAGGATCAATTAAAGCTAAGACATTAGGAGGAATGAGTTTATTCATACTATCACCATTAACTGTTACTAAAAAAGCATTAGGATATCTTTCTGCTACTTCTACTGGGACATTAACCCACTCTTGAATTGGGGCCATATCTAAAGGTAGACCAGCAGCAATTGACCCTAATAAAGGCATCTTTACAGAATTACCTTCAATCACTTTCGGTGTATGAGGGTGTTTAGATAAAATCTCTATTTTGTCTTCAATAATATCACTTTTTAAAATTCCAAAATGGTCTGCAATCTTTTGAATTGCCCCCATCCTAGGATCTTTTATGTTATTTTCCCAAGTCGATACAGCTTTATCAGATACACCAGCTATTTCAGCTAATTCTTTTTGTGATAGGTTATGTAGCTCTCTCAATTTTTTAATATTTTTCCCTATACTCATTTTTACTACCTCCGGCCTAGTTTATATACAATATATTATACCAAAAGTAGAAGGTGTTCAATCAAAAGTAGAAAAAATTCTACTTTTTAAAGGAGGGAAAGAAGATTATGTAGAAAATATTACACTTTATATAGTTGACATTCTACTTTTGGTAGATTAATATGTGTTCGTGAGGAAAAAAAGTGAGGTGATAAAGTTGAAGTTCACTTTGAAACAAGCAAGGTTACTAAAAGGGCTCACTCAAAAAGAGGTTGCTAAAAAGCTAGGTGTCCACGTGCAAACCTACAGTAATATGGAAAGGAACCCTGATGATGTAACAGTAGGTGAAGCAAAACTGATTAGTGAAATATTAGGGTTTAGTTATGATTTTATTTTTTTTAATGACAATTCTACTTTAAGTAGAATTGTTAACGATGATTTTAATTTATAAAGTAATTATTGTTAAAACTTAATGTTTATGATTTGTCCCGTCATTTCTTCTACATATGATTTATCGAGGTGATCACTTATGGATCTTAGTGCATTTCAAATGACGGAAGAAAAAATTAGAAAGATAAGACCAATTGTTGAAAAAGCTCTTTCAAGAAAATATGGGAAAGAAATTAAGATCTTTGAAATGACTGTTGGAGGAATAACAGTGAAAATTCACAAGGAGTAACAACATGAAAGCACAAGTATCAAAACGTATAGAAAAATTGTAGCTGATATGAAGCGTAAAGGGTTCAATGTGGATGTTGTATCTCGTTATATCAAAAGTGATAAGAAGTTAACCGAAGGGAGGTGATGAAGTTGACAATTAGCAAAGAAATTCTGTCCTACGTGGCTGATGGTGACACTCACATTAAATTGGATAGCATTGAGTACAGTACGGATCTAAGAGAGATTATCACAGTTGGTTATATGCTTGAGCACCCACATGATTGAAGGGAGGTGAAGCGATGCAACAGGTAGAGAATCCAATAGTCACTGATGTTGAAAAAGATCCACAGATATATGGAATTGATGCAGCTGGTAATGAAGTATTTGTAGGAGAAGAGATTTTTCAGGCGGATGAGGAATTTATTCTGGCTGAAGTTGTAACGAAGGAAGTTGAAGAGTTTTTTAAGGCTCTAGGTATAGAAAAGGTTGTAGCAAAATAAAAATGCCTTACTCAATAAAGTAAGGCACAAAGCAGGCAATGCTGCTCCGAAACTTAGACAATTTCAGAGTACAGCAATTGTTCTTAAAAAGCAAATGGAGGTAGCACATGAATATTTCTTTTCTAGAAATGCGCATTGAAAACTTTAAGAACCACCATGTACTCACAGTTAACTTTAATGATATGACCAAAATTGAAGGCAAAAACGGTGCAGGTAAGTCCAGTATAGGGGATGCAGTGACGTATGTTTTATATGGAACGGATGCATTAGGGACTAAGCTAGATCCGCGACCAGTTGGTTGTGACGATAAGGTTGAAACGAAAGTAGAATTGCTCTTGAAAGTAGATGAGCAACAAATTCTCCTTGGCCGTATTCAAAAGAAAACAGCAAAGTATTATGTGAATGAAGTGCCCGAAAAAGCAACACGGTTTAATGAAATTGTTGAAGGGTTATTTGATAAAACATTATTTCTATCGTTATTTAATCCAACCTATTTTTTTACACAACACTGGCAAGATCAACGGAAACAACTACTCAGCTACGTAAGTGAGCCTTTAAATAAAGAAGTACTTGCAGAGTTACCCAGTGTATCTCAAAGTCAACTGGAGCCTCAATTAAAGAAACATTCTTTAGATGACCTTGAAAAGTTACATCGAGATCGCTTTAAAAATCAAGATAAGGCATTAGAGCGAGCGAGTGAACGTGTGGTTATGCTTAAAGAGCAAGTGAGTAATAACGATTACAATATAAATGAGCATGAATTGAAAGAAAAAATCGACGTTTTGAGTAAAGAGTTATTGGAATACGAAAATCGTAATATAAATGTTCACCAACAAAGCAGAGAGAGAAGTCGTTTAGAGCTTCGAAGCGAATCATTAAAAGGTGAAATTCAACGTCAAAAAGACATTTTAACAGCAATAAAAACAGAAACACTGGACGAGCATTGTGCTACGTGTGGACAAGCATTGGATGAAAAATCAATAGCTAAGGTGAAGCAGCAACGCCAGGCGCGTTATAACACTGAAGCTGACAAAGGCATTAAGTTGGTGCAGGAGCTTAAAGATGTAAATGAAAAGCTAAATGAACTGCCAGAGCCAGTTGAAGAAAATCCTGCAGAAGCTTCACGCCTTGTGAAGATATATAGTGAGCTGAATAATTTACGTGATCAACTAGGTGATATAAATCGAACAAAAGAGCTGCTTGAGAGTATTGCGACTGCTGAAGAAAATCAGCATAGCATCCGTAAAGAGCGTAACGAATCGCTTGTGCTTATTGATGCAATTAAATCGTTCCGTACAAAACGATCTGAACTAATGGTTCACAAGATAGATAGTTTATTTACAACCATTTCTGTTCAACTGTATGAGCAATTAAAAAACGGAGAAGAGCGTGCAACTTTTGAAATTGAAAGGGATGGAAAGCCATATAGCAAGCTTTCTACGGCTGAAAAGATAAAAGCTGGATTAGAGCTAATTGAGGTTCTGTCTAAGCAGTCAGAGGTTGTGACACCGACATTTGTCGATAACGCTGAAAGTATTTTGAATTTCACCAAACCATCTGGACAAATCATTGTTGCTAGAGTGGTAGATAAAGAGCTTGAGATTATAGGTGTTTCACTAAAGGAGGAAGCAATTAATGAGTAAAAATCAAGTAACAAACGTTAATACACAAGCAGTAGTAGGGAATTTCACTCAATCGGAGCTAGATACAATTAAGCAAACCATTGCAAAAGGAACTACAAATGAGCAATTCTCATTATTTGTTCAGACGTGCGTTAACTCTGGATTAAACCCTTTCTTGAACCATGTACACTGCATCGTTTATGACGGAAAAGCCGGACCAACAATGAGCATTCAAATTGCGGTTGAGGGTATCTTATTTCTTGCTCGCAAAACGGAAGGTTATAAAGGGATCGATGCCCAAATCGTTCATGAAAACGATGAGTTTAAATTTAACGCTGCTAAAAAAGAAGTTGTACATGAAATTGGATTTCCACGAGGGAAAATCATTGGGGGATATGCAATCGCAAAGCGAGAAGGATTCGACGATGTGGTTGTAGTGATGGAATCAACAGAAGTAGAACATATGAAAAAAGGTCGAAATTCAACGATGTGGAATCAGTGGTTCTCAGATATGTTCAAAAAACACATTATGAAGCGTGCAGCTAAAATTCAATATGGTATTGAAATTGCAGAAGACGAGCCGGTGACAAGTGCTGCAACAGAATCAGTAAGCTCTTATCAATCTGGTCGAGTTGATATTACTCCATCAACTGCTCAAATTACAGTTGGCGAAACAGAAGTAATTGATCCAGATGAAGAATTAAAAACAAAATGGACTGAAGTGTACGGCAAAACAGAGAAGTTAGGTTGGAATCGTAATCAAACAAGCGATTATATCAAAACGAAAATGAAAAAGAATCCAAAAGAATTAACGCTTCAAGAGGTTGTTGGATTGCTGAAATTATTGGATTTTGAATTGAAACAACAGCCTGCTCAAAAAGAAAATTTTGATGATTTAACACATGAATTTGAGGAATTTAAGCAAGAAACGCTTCTGTAAGTAAATGGAGCACACAATTACAATTCCTCACTGTTATAAATGGATGGCTAAAGGTAATAAAAAGCTGTATCTCCAATATGTTAAAGGCTATGTTGCTAGAAGTCATCCAGAGTTACAGCCCGTTCGAATTGAAGGTCATAAAGTAATTTGTAAAGTGAAATGAGGTGAGACGATGCCTGAACCTTTTTATTTTCCTATCCACTCAGGTCTATTATCACCAGAGCATAGAGAACAAATCGGTGCTGCAATATGGGAGTTTATCTGGTTTATCTCAAAGACAACCAAAGAGTTTCAGGAAGGTGATGAAAGGCTGGGTATCGTTCTTGGAGGGAAGCCGATAAAGCATGCGGAAATTGCAATAGATTTAGGTGTGAGTGAAAGCACTGTGAAGAATCATGTGAATCGATTGAAGAAATACAAATACATTGAAACGAAACGTGCACCTTACGGAGAAATTTATTATGTGAAAAACTCGAAAAAATTCAAGCCAAAGAGACAGGCAAGAAATGGTCTATCTCTTAATGAGAGAAAGGTAAAAAACGACCTATCTGAAACAAGAGATAGACAAAATTTTACCGAGAGACAGACAAAAAATGGTCTATGTAATAAAGATATAAAAGATATAAAAAAAGAAGAAGAGGAAGTGCTCATGATAAACAGTAGTGATTTTCAAAAAATCGCAGATAAATTTATTCAACGAAGAGCAAAAGGACTCGTCTTATCGAAGATGGATGAAGCAGCTATTTATAGATTGTTAGAAGATCATATTCCTGTAGACAAGGTTTTATTCTTAATCGATAAAATTTTTGACGAATATAAGCCGAAACATCGATTAGATTATATCGCCAAGTTCGAATATGTCGAAAAAGGTGTACTGGATCGCTATCACAAAGAAAAAAAGAAAGCGAGCAATTTAGATGCGTTGGATGAGATTGCTAAGAAATACGAAATGGAGTGAGCTGAATGACCAGTAAGGAAACTATAAGCATCTTACGTTATATCGCAGAAGCTTATCCTCATTTTGATATTACAGAACAGCGTGTTGCGGTATGGATCGAACAGCTTAAAGCAGTAAATTACGAGAAAGCATTTGCCAAGCTTAAGAAACATGTGTCGCAGTGCAAGTTTCCTCCTACAATTTCTGAGATTTATGTACAGGAAGAAAAATCACGTGTAAACCGTGCACACCTTGAAAAAATGCGTAAATTGAGAGGTGAGGACTTCTATGAGCGTTACTATGCAGACTTTGGAAACGAGGTACAGTATTGAAGCTGAATGCACGCTCCTAGGGAGTATTTTGCTACAACCAAGTATTCTGCAAGAAATTAACGTGAAGCCGGAGCATTTTTATGATCCAAGGAATAGCCAAATCTATTCCTGGATGCTTCAGCTGGCGGAAATGAAGAAGCCTATTGACTTTGTAGCACTAGTAAACATGGCTGGTAATGAAAAAGTGGAGAATGTCGGTGGAGTTACATACTTGATGCAACTAACAAACGCGGTGCCGACAACAGCCAATTTCGACTATTATGCAGAAGTCATTTTAAATCTGTGGAAGCAACGAGCTGTTCAAAATGTCTTGCAACCATTTGAATCAGGATCTACACAAGATGTTGATATTCAAAGCATTATTCAGCAGCTAAACAAGATTGATACCACAGGAACGAAAGAGCGCTTTGATTTATCTTCAAAGTTATCAGACTTGTACGAGTTACCCGATACCCCAGTTCCAGCAGGATTAAGTGGTATCCCTTCGGGTTTTAAAGATTTAGATGAAATGACAGACGGGTGGCAAGATGAGGATTCTATCATTATCGGCGCTCGCCCTAGTATGGGTAAGACAGCTTTCATGTTAAATATTGCAGGAAACGCTGGTTTGAAAGGAACTATACCATGTGTTTTTTCACTGGAAATGAGCGCAGATAGCTTAATTAAACGTATGTTATCAGCCATTGGTGGAATTGACGGTAACAAAATTCGGAATCCATTCAACTATTTTGATGATAAAGACCGCGTTAACTGGGTGAAAGCAATCGGCATCTTGGAGCGCATGCAGATGCAAATCTTTGATAAGCCTGGGCAAACGGTCAATGAAATGCGCGCGCAGGTCAGGCAAGTGCAAAAAGATTATCCAGGTAAAAGCCTGTTAGTTATGATTGACTATTTAACGCTCATACGACCACAACATGATCATAACGGAAATGCTCATTTGCAAGTATCAGAGATTTCAGCAGCGCTTAAAGCTATGGCAAAGGAATTTAAAGTGCCGGTCATTACATTGGCTCAGCTGTCTCGTGGGGTAGAGAGCCGAGCAAATAAGCGTCCAATGATGTCCGACTTACGAGAATCAGGCAGCATTGAACAAGATGCAGATGTAATTGGCTTTCTTTACCGCGATGAGTACTACGACAAGGATAGTGATAAACGAAACATCTTGGAAATTGATATTGCTAAGCAGCGTAATGGTCCAACTGGTGTAGTAGAGCTATTGTACTTGAAAGAGCAAAACAAAATATTAGATTTATCACGAAAAAATACAGGGAAATGAAGGTGATGTCATGGCAGTTTTAAATCTAGCTGTTCAAAAGAGACGAGACTTTTTGATTAATGAGCTCGTGAAGTTTGGCTACTTTAAAACGACTGAAGGGAAGCAGTTGTATGAGTTAACTCTTTCAGAGTTAGAGCACATTCACATTACGGTTAAATGTAAGTTTGGTAAACAGATGCAGGAGGACGAGTGAATGGCGATTGATTCAAAAGAAATTGATAGAGTCGTAGATGACTTTGAAACAAAAGCTTCTGAGATTCATGAAATTATAGACAAGCTTCCTGCAGAACAGCAGGCATTTTATAAAGGTAAGGTTCAAGGCTTGGAATACGCAGCAAAAGTCGTTAGGACGGTGATGGTGTAATGAGGTTTGTGGGGATTGATCCATCAACTAAAACAGGTTTTGTTGCGTTAGACGAATATGGTCAGGTTTTAAAAGCGAAGGAGCTAACAGGTGTAGGTTCTCAAGATCCCAAAAGAATGGTCACACTGCTTCACGAAATTAATCTACACTTACAGTCCGGTGACAACATTTGCGTTGAAGGTTTTCCATTTGATACACAAAAAGCGATGTTTGCTGGGGGGCTACATCACGGGATACGAAACGAGTTGTACAAGCGAAAGTTAAAGTATCACGAAATAGCGCCAAATGCTTTAAAGAAGTTTGTGAACGTTACCGGATGGATAGGAGAAGAAGGAAGTAAAAAACGGCTCACTGGTAAGGAAAAGAAAAAAGCAGTCATGACAGCCGTTGAGCAACATTTCAGCTTTAAGCATGCAAGTGATAACGTAGTTGATGCCTATATTCTAGCGAGGATTGCGTGGCACCTACATCATCAAGAATTGTCATTAACTCGTTATCAACGAGAAGTACTAGCTAAGGTGACATCATGAACAGAAGGCAGCTTAAAAAGATTGTCTACTCACTGACAGAGCCGCAGTTAAATAAGTTGATACGTGATCACGAAAGTCGTGGATGGGTGCAAGCGAGTGATATTAAAGAGCACGGTTATGGGGTTGGCGTTCTAATGACATTTGGAGAAAAGGGAGAGATGAAGGATGCAAGTAACTGTTAAAGCAAATTTCAACAAGCAGACTAAGGATAGCAAGAAAGAGCTCGTCCAGTTTTATGTGAAAGGGGAAGACGAGAAGAAACAGGAGCTTAACCAGCTTACTCGTGAGGTAGTTGAACTAGAAATTGAAGGTGTAGATCAAAAGCTTACTTGTGAGTTTAGCAAAACAACGAAAGATAATAAGAAAACAACGCTTGAGTTCATTGTCAAAGGTGATACGTCAGCCGAGCAGTCGTTTAATTTCTACAAACGAGCAGGATCAGACGTTACGTTGAAGATTGTTGAATCGCAGATGAGTATTGATGAGTTTTATGAAGAGCATGAAGGTGTGGAGTATCAAGTGGATCAGGGTGGCAATGTGAATGTCAGTCCTGGTCAGATGTCATTGGATGATGTTGAAAGTGAAGGTGAAAAAGAGCAAGAGCTACTTGAGAAAACACCGTGATTGAGTTAAAGCAGCACTTAGTAGAAAAAAGGGAGCTCATGAAACAAATTGAGCTCCTGCAATCTGAAAACCATCAATTAAAGAAGCAGTATGTTGAAACGGCTAGAAAACTTAAAAGGTTTAAAAGTAAGTGCAAAGAGCTTGAGCATAAGTTAGGGAATTGACGGAAAATGCGAAATAGGGGGAATGGAAAAATGAAATCTTTTCAAGTTATTTATTGTGAAGAATGTGATATGGAATACAAGATTATATGGGATGATAAAAACTTTCAAGAGCCCACAAAATGTGCAAGTTGCGGTGTGGATGAACCAGAAATAGTAGCATCAGGTTTCTTGGTTTAATGAACAATTCGAGAACATAGCGCAGGAGGAATGATTGCCCATAGCCGAATAGGCTCACCAAACAGCTCTATTCCTACAGTACACCTTGTATGTGTAACATACAAAGCCTTAACGTTTTATTGGACCTGTGTTCAAAATAAAAAGGCGCTCTGTCAGGAGCGTCTCAAAAACTAACTATTTTATTATACCGTAATTAGAATAAAAAAAGATCAGGATTTCTCCTGATTAAGCCTAATAAAATTATACCATATTGGGGGGATTCTGATGAAACTTCAAGAAATTAAAATAAATGTTGATGCTATGAAATTGGAAGTTGATATAATCGAGCAAAAAGGAAGCTTCGTTATTGTTGTATGTAGTGGTAAAGCCAAGTTAACAACATTACCACATCATGGTGAGACAAAAATTATTACTCATCAAGGCAAGGTGAAACGGGTTAAGTTTGATGAGGGAGAAGACTTTTAAACTTTAAAAATTTCTAAATTTTATCACTTTTTCTTTAAAAATATTTTAAATAGTATATAATTATAAAAAAGTGATAAACTATAGAAAAGAGGGATTAAATGAAACAGTATAGTTTCAGTTCAGCGGTCAACCAAAAGATTGTCGATGGTATTTTACATGGGTATAAAAATTATATTCATGAGAGAAATGATAAACGCGTAACCATGAAGATTAGTGATGCTTATGCATGGGTAAAGGGAAATCACATTGATGATCAAACGGCCAGAGAGTGTGAAGAAATTGGTGTTATTTATCGAAAAGCTAAAGCGGGCTATACATGGGGATATTTACAATTTTCTTCTTCTGAAGATAAAAGCATGTTCATAATTAAAAATGCTAAGTATTTTAATGCTGCTAACTTCCCAGGTGGGAAGGGGATAAATGGAAAGAAAAAACGCAGTAATAATGAGGATAACTATTTAAAGAGGCTCTCTAAAATCAATAGAACAGTTGATTTTCCAGAAGAGTTGTCACTATTTCCATCTAAGACGGAAGATACTGAATTTATGTCTATTTTTGATGATAACGTCATGAGAGCTTTGGAAATCACAGAGGTAGATAAGTTACAAGAAGATTATAATAAATTCTATATTGTTACTTACGAAATTGACGAAGCATATATGATTTCAAAAATACAGGTTTTCATGCCTAATCCAAATGATAATAAGGCATATCTAGTGGAAGATTTAACTGGTTTTATTAATAATAGTTCAGTTGATTTTGAGGACATAGATATAACGGTTTTAGAAAACGACGATATGGATTATGATTACGAATCACCAGCTGCAATTGATTTTGATATTGTGCATGAAGATGAGTTAGAGCAAGATAAATCAAAGGGTGATCAAAGTTAGAAATTAATTTAGGAGGTAGATACCCATGTTTGTTGGTACAAATTTGACCAACATTCGAATTCTCCATGGCTATACACGCAAACAACTTGCTGACATGCTTCAAGTTACTGAACAATCTGTTTGGCAATATGAAAATGGTTATATGTCTCCAAAAATGGAAATTGTTAATGAGTTAAAAAAAATCTTCAGAGTGAAAAGTAAATATTTTTATTCTGAAGATTTCCTTGATAGAAATGGAAAATCGAATATACAACAAAGCCACATTGCTTATAGAGCTGAGATTGTCAATAGTGCTCAAAAGACTCAAAGTGAGGCAAAGAACATTGAGTTTATTAGCTCCTTTTTGAAGATTATTGAAAAAAAGCTTCATTATCCTCAGAATGAAATAATAAAATTAAGAGAAATGGTTATTCAATACATTACTACATCAAGTGATGAACGAATCAAAAAGATTCAACGAGCAGCTAAAATGGCAAGAGAATTTTTGGAAATAGATAATAAAAGTAATTTGAATTTATTATTTATGCTTGAAAAGAAAGGCGCTTTTATTTTCGAAAAAGCTATAGGAGAAAAAATCGATGCTTATAGCCTATGGTCAGAAGATGAAAGACCTTTTATTATATTAGGTAATTTAAAGAAATCTGCAGTAAGACGGAACTTCGATTTAGCCCATGAGTTAGGGCATTTATTGTTGCACTATAAAGTGGAATTTTCTTCTCTTGATAATAAATCACATAGGCAGCATGAACAAGAAGCAAATTTATTTGCAGGAGCTTTCTTATTACCAGAAGAAGAATTTATCCAAGATTTTAATAACCTTCCAAGAAAATCAAATCCAGAATCTTACATTGATTTGAAGAAGAAGTGGATGGTTTCTATTCAAGCACTTGCATATCGTGCCCAATCTTTAGAGTTGTTGGATTATCAACAGTATAGATACTTTAATATAAAGTTGAATCAATTGGGATACAAAACTAGGGAGCCACTTGATGAAAAAATAAAGATTATGAGACCAGGAAAAGTAAGAAGCATTTTACAGCTCCTTTTTGATAAAGATTATTTATCATTACGTACGCTCCTCGATACTCTAATGGTAGATATTGAATTTCTATCTAAATTATTAGGAATAGAAGTGGAATTCTTTGAAAAATACCAGAGTCAGTTATCTAAAGAATTTACAGTCTCAGACTTAACTATAAAAGCAAAATAAAAGTTCTACCAGCTAACTGGAGGACACCAATCGCTACACAGTATAACTGTGTAGCGATTGGTGTCCTTTTTATTTTATAAAAGGGGAAATGACTATGGCGCAAACTACATTACTTAGAGATGTGGATGGAAAGGGAACAAAGATAAACGTTGAGAAAGCATTTGCGGATTATCGTATGTACATGATGACAGTGCCAGATGACATTATGCCAAAGGTAACACCTAGCTATTCATTAGTGCCTCCAAGCGATACGAATGCATTTTATTCTTCAACAGAAGATACGGCTATTAAACGTGTAGACTATGAAATAAAACGTGATACCTTCATGCAGCGCGTGCAACGCGCGGTCAACCGTTTGAATAAAAGAGAACGAGAATTAATTATAAAAACGTATATGACTTATGAGGAAGTGTACGTTTTTGATGTATACAATGAAATGGGGATTAGTGAAGCAACCTATTATCGAATTCGTGAGCAAGCTTTCTACAAACTTGCATTTGCATTACAAATTCAAGTCTATAAGGAAAACGAGACGCCTGCATAAGGGGTCTTTTTTATTTATGAGAGAAATATGAAAGGATTTTGAAAGAAGAACGAAAGGTTATTAGGTTCTAGGGGTGCTATTATGGTATTAACGAAAAATATTTAAACAATAGTTTTTAGAGGCTTTGTTTTCCGTAAAGTGACACCAATGACAAGTTCTGTATCCCAATGACTTGATAAAGGTTCAAATTACCATCTTTTATACGATATAATTTGTACAGGGGGTGATAATATGAGTACAGCAGGACGTTGGAGTCATTTAGACCCAGGTGGCGCTTCACCTGTATTATGTACAGACCCTGGAGGTGCTGGTCCGACATTAGATCCAGGTGGAGTAGCGCCATCAATGGACCCAGGTGTTATTTAAATTGAATAGTTAATAAGGAGAACGCTGAGTAAATCAGTGTTCTTTTTATGTTGAAATAAAAAACATTTTTGTATAAATTTCCATTAATTGAGTTGACGAACGTCATCTATTTTGGTATAATTAAAGTATCGAAAGGAGGTGAACAAAGTGGACATGGAAACAGTTGAAAGACTTCTTCGAATGTTAACTTGGCTAACTGGAAGTGTCGTTGGAATTATGACGATAGAGAAGGAACTAGCTGAAAGAAGAAAGAAGTCGAAGAAAAAGAAAAAGCGACGCTCTCCTAGCAAAAAGAAACGTCGCAAATAACCAAGGGAGGTAAGGGGGTAACCCCTTCCTCTTACTAAATATTATATCATGTCCATGAAAAAATATGAAATTCTTCTCTTTTACGTTTTTAATGTCAATCTTGTTCGCTACGCATTTTGCAACGATGGATTATAATAAGCTGCATTGGTTAGACATTACAGCTTCAATTTTAGCTGTCGTGTGGTTAGTGCTGACAATTATTATAATCGTTTTAAAAAGGAGGAACGCTTGAGTTATGAGTGATTCATTTCACATCACGAATAGAGAACAGCTAATAGAATTTCTAGCATCTGAGGTAGTAACAACTTCCGATGCTATAGAGATGCTAGGAGTTAGTCGTCAGTATGTAAATAAGCTAGTTAACACTGGTAAGATAAACCCTATACGCGAAAGCCCAAAAGAAAAGTTATTTCTTAAATCTGATATATTAGCAAGGAAAGAAAAAATGGAAAAAAATAAATGAAGTAAAAAGCATCCTGTATATTGGGGTGCTTTTTTATTTCTATGAAAGGAGTGGTTGGTCATTAAATATACATTTATGAGTTTTCGTCGATTTATTGGATTTTGGTTATTGCTTTACTTTATAGGTATGTCACTCGAAGAAGAGCAATTCTTAAGAGGATTATTAATTACTAATACTTATTTCCTGCTAGAGATAGTGGTTTTTATTACGAAAAAAGAAACTGCTGATAAAGAGCAATTATAAAGCAGTCAGGAGAATGTCAATGTTAACAACGTTTAAAGTCATACTCATTATTGTTCTACTTGTAACAGCATTAGGAACCATTGGGGCAAGTAGTAATAACGAACGTACACATTACTGCAGCTTAGCCATTGCATGCATAGCAGCATTAACCTTTCTCTTTAAAACCATGTAAGAGGTGATAGTAAATGAATGGATTAAATATAGAAGAGTTCCAACAAGCTATCCAAAAAATTTGTAACGGGGTAGCTTTATTTATTGAACGTATAAAGAGTTTTTCATCTAGATTAAGAGTAGCTGCAAGAAAGTATATAAAAGTTCAAGCAGATATTAAAAGAACAAAGCATATTCGTCAATCATGGGTAATGAAACAAGATACTTGTAGAGGTAGCCAAGTGTTATGTAATAAGCCAAGAGCGCATATAAGAAAGCTTTTGTACTAGGAGGACAAGTGATGAATAAGAAATCAATTGGTGAAGATGCTAAGTTACTTGTTATTGAGTTAGATTCCATTAACGATGTACCAAAGGTTTACTACAAAGGTGAAGAGATTAAGATGAAACAAAGAGTAGACTTCACGTGGATTACTAAAAATGAGTGCGAACAGCTATTTGAATCTCCATACATTAATATCGAACAGGTGGTGACAGGTGAAGGTTGTCATCTTAAACGTATTGGATATAACGAAAGAGTAATAGAACAACCTAGACTCTTGTTATCTTTTGATGAACATAAGGACAAGGGGACTGTATTAGATAAGTGGATTAATAAGTTATTCAACAGGAAGAACGGTAATGGTTGAGTACAAGACAATCCAACAGAAGCGTAAGTTCTATGACAGTGGTGATTGGAAGAGAATACGTGAAAAGATAAAGAAGCGAGACAACTATGAATGTCAAGAGTGTAAACGTAAGGGGAGACTCACCTTTGATACGAATGAATACAGTGAAAGTGCAAAGCGTAAGAAGATAAAGCTGGTTGTCCATCATATTAAAGAGCTTGAATATTATCCGGAGCTTGCATTGGATGAGGAAAACCTTGAAACAGTGTGTGTGGATTGCCACAACAAAGAACATGGTCGAGACTTTAAAAATAAAAAGCCGAACAAATGGCAACATGATGAGATGTGGTAACCCCCCGGTCAAAAGTTTTGGCCTTTTTTTCGTTCCTGGGCACCGGTGAGGGGGCTCGATTCCGCAGATTTCTTCGCGCACATAAGGATTTTTAGAATAGATATTGAAAGGAGGGAGGGCATGGGCAAGACGACTATTAGGAAATCGTTATTGGAGCAGCTTGAAAATAGAGGTTTTTCTGGAGAAGTCTATAGAGATTTAGTCAATGATTATATGAATCTCTGGGACAACAAAAACGCTTTGCAAAAGGATATTAAAGAAAGAGGCGTTGTTTTTAAAGACCGTTCTTCTGTAGGTGTTGAGATGTATAAAAACAATCCATCTGTTAAAGATCAATTAGCGGTGAACAAACAAATGCTGCAGATATTAAAGGACTTATCTTTAAATATTCCTGTAGAAGATGATGAAGATGAAGATGATCTAACATGATTAGAAATAAGTATGTGGACCAATACATTCAATCGTATCGAGATGGAAAGATTCTTTTAAATCAGGAGAGAATCGACTTAATTACCTATCTCGAAAAGTATGTTTTGACGCGAGACGATATTTACTTTGATGAAGAACAAATCGAAAACTATATAAAATTTAGTGAGAAATGGTACTTTAAATTAGATCCGTGGGAGAAATTTATTGCACCATTTATTTTTTTATATTTTAAAGAAGATGACGAATTGTTCTTTGAGGAATTTTTTATCACAATGGGCCGTGGTGGAGGGAAAAATGGTTTTATCTCTACACTCGCTCATTATTTTATTAGTCCATTGCATGGAATAAAAAATTATGATGTGTCAGTTGTTGCAAATAGCGAAGACCAGGCAGAAATGAGTTTTAAGGAAGTTTACAATGCAATTGATGAAAGTTCGTCTTTAAAGAAACAGTTTGCTTCAACGAAGCTGAAGATAACCGGAAATAAAACAAAAAGTGTTTTCCGTTTCCGTACATCGAATGCGGGCACCAAAGATGGTGGCCGTGAAGGTTGCGTTATTTATGATGAAATTCATGAGATGGTAGACCGAGAAATTGTCGATGTATTTTCTGGTGGTCTTGGTAAGGTTCGTAACCCGCGTGAATTTTTTATAGGAACAAATGGATTTGTTCGTGAAGGATTTTACGACAAGTTAATGCTTCGTTGTAAAGATGTGCTTAGCGGAGCTGATTTAGAAGATCGAATTTTTCCGTTTATTTGTAAGCTTGATGACAAAGAGGAAGTTAACAGTGAAGATATGTGGGAGAAAGCAAACCCTGCATTTGAAAAGCCTTTAACATCCAGAGCAAAGCGGTTAATGAACAAAGTCAGAAAACAATTCCGTAACAAAGATGGACGCGTTGCTTTTATGACAAAGCGGATGAACTTCCCAGAAAAAGATTTAACAAAGTCTGTTGCATCTTGGGAAGAGATTTTAGCTACTAACCGCCCATTTCCTGATCTATCACATCGTACATGTGTAGGTGGTCTTGATTTTGCCAGTATTAAAGACTTTGCAGCGGTTGGCTTGTTGTTTAAATTCGGTGAGGACTATATTTGGAAAACCCATTCCTTTGTTCGAAAGGGATTCTTAGATACGGTTAGCTTAAAGGTCCCAATAACTGAATGGGAAGAGGATGGGCTTTTAACGATTGTGGATGAGCCGGTTATTGATATACAACATATTGTAAACTGGTTCGTTGAGATGCGTGAACGATATGGTGTAACAACGATTGTAGCAGACACCTTCAGATTAGATTTAGTGAAATCAGCATTAGAGGCTGAGGGTTTTCATTTGCTGTATATACGAAACCCTAAAGCCATTCATTCCTTATTAGCTCCGCGTGTTGAAACATTATTTGCGAAGCGCCAGCTTATATTTGGTGACAACCCATTGATGCGCTGGTATACAAACAATGTATACGTACACATAAAAAAAGACGGAAACAAAGAGTATTTGAAGAAAGATGAGTTTAAACGTAAAACAGATGGATTCCAGGCATTCATTCATGCCTTATGGCAAGCAGATAATATCATTGTTGATGAAGCAGACTTTATATTAGGGGGAATTAAGTTTTAATAAAAACAAAAAAGAGGCTTGGTTTCCCAAAACCTCCCTATAGAAAAAAGCAAACAAACGTTCTTGTTAATTATATGCATAGGGGTGGAAAAAGTAAATGAATTTGCGTATCAACACGATTTACAACATGGATTGTTTGAAAGGAATGGAGTTACTACCAGACAAGTCTATCGACATGATTTTGTGTGATCTTCCGTACGGAACTACTAAGTGTAGTTGGGATGAGATTATTCCTTTCGGTAGACTTTGGGAACAATACGAGCGAATTATTAAAGATAATGGCGCTATTGTCTTAACTGCTAGCCAACCGTTTACAACGAAGCTCATCGCAAGTAATATTCGCTTGTTTCGCTATGAGTGGATATGGAAAAAAGGAAGACATTCTACAGGTTTTCCAAATGCAAACCGAATGCCTTTAAAAAACCATGAGAATATTTGTATATTTTATAAAAAGCTCCCTACTTACCATCCGCAAGGATTATTACCTTTAGTGAAAGCACGTAAGAAGTCGAGGAAAACAGTAAGCAGCATCTATGGTAAAAATGAGAAAAGCCTTTTAAATGACTACACACCTAAGTATACAAATTATCCAAAGAGTGTTTTAGATTTCCCTAGAGATAGCAAAACGTTTCACCCAACTCAAAAACCACTCACTCTTTTTGAGTATTTGATTAAAACATACACTAACCCTGGTGACGTGGTGTTGGATAATTGTATGGGGAGCTTTACAACAGCTGTAGCTTGTGACAACACCAAACGAAACTGGATCGGCTTTGAATTAGAAGAGGAATACTGCGAGAAAGGAATAGAGCGCATTAATAGCAACCGTGAACATCTAGGGCTTTCCCAAGTTGAAGTAATTAAAGTCTAAAGATTATGCAATGTAAAGGGGGTGAGGACAATTGGGTGGCTAGATGGGATTTTTAAACGAAATAGTGAACTTGGTTTTATGTTTGATGTGGAAATGTTTATTACAAAGGCAAACCGAGTTCACATGAAAAAGTTAGTTCTGGATACATGTATCGCATTTTTAGGCAGGACAATTAGTCAATCTGAATTTAGAGTGAAGAATGGTTCTTCCTATGTAAAAGACGAACTGTACTACCGGCTAAATGTCCGACCAAACAAGAACATGACAGCCAGTACGTTTTGGGAGACGTTTATTCATAAGCTTGTCTTTGATAATGAATGTTTAATTGTCCAATCGGATGACGGAGATCTTTTACTTGCAGATGACTTCCAACATATTGAGTATGCCGTATATGAGGATGTCTTTGTTAATGTCACCGTTAAAGAATATACGTTTCAGCGGAGCTTTAAACAGAACGAGGTCATTCATTTACGTTATCGAAACGAAAAGTTAACGCCTTTAATTGATAGCCTATTTACTGATTACGGAGATTTATTTGGGAGAATCTTAAATTCTCAAAAACGCAAAAATCAAATCCGCGGTACAGTAGATATGGATATGTTGGCTGCCAAGAGTCCACAGCATCAAGCAAAGCTACAAGAATTCATCGACAACATGTATAAAGCAGTTGGTGAAAAAGATGTAGCTATTATTCCTCAACAACCAGGATTTAAGTATGAGGAAAAGTCGAATGGAGGAAAAACCGGCCAAAGTGTTGATGAAATTAATAAAGTCACAAATGGTTTTTTCAATCAAGTAGCAATGGCGTTAGGGATTCCAACAAGCCTGGTGTATGGAGAGATGGCAGATGTGGAGAAGCAAACAAAAAATTATATGCTTTTTACCGTTAAACCTTTATTAAAAAAACTAGCGGATGAAGCAAATGTGAAGTTTTTTGAGAAAGACGAATATCTAGCTGGGCAAAAGATTGATATTAAATGCATTTCTTATCAAAGCATCTTCGACCTTGCTACAAGTATTGATAAGCTTATTTCTTCTAGTGCATTTACAGGAAATGAAATTCGTCAGGAGGTAGGTTATGACCCTTCCGATGATCCGAAGCTGGACAAGCATTATATTACGAAGAACTATGCTGAAATGAGTCACGATGAAGGAGGTGAGAAACAAAATGACAATGAACATTGATATTAAAGGGCCAATTATTTCTAACGATGAAGCTTGGATTTATGAGTGGTTTGAAATGGACGCTACAAGCCCGCGTATGATTATCGAGCAGTTGGAAAATGCAAATGGAGAAGATATTATTGTATCTATTAACAGCCCAGGCGGTTATGTAGATGACGGTTCAGAAATCTATACAGCTCTTAAAAACTATCCAGGATATGTAGAGACACATATTGTTGGTTTAGCTGCAAGCGCAGCTTCTTTCATTGGAACTGCAGGAGATAAAGTGTTAATTTCACCAACAGCTCAAATTATGATTCACAATGCGTCTATGGGGAACCGTGGTGATCATCGCTCAATGGATAAAGCTTCTGAAATGCTAAAAATCACAGATAGAGCCATTGTAAATGCGTATGTGTTGAAAACAGGTAAAGAGGAGCAGGAGCTATTAGACATGATGGCCAAAGAAACATGGATGGGTGCACAAGAAGCATTAGAGCATGGTTTTGTTGATGAAATTATGTTCACGAATCAGACATTTAAAGCAACAGCTTCAAGTGCTGTCACGGCAATGATTCCTCAACAAGTCATTGAGGGGTTTCGAAAAGGCAATATGAAAAAAGGACAAGGGATTACAAAAGAGGATTTACAAGCATCACTTGCTGATTTAAAGGCAGAAATCCTAAATGATTTACAGCTTAATAAAAGAAATGAACCGAAAGAGCCTACTCTTCCACCTGTTAACCAGAGGAAATTGAGTAAGCTCTTTTTAAATTTATAAAAATGGAGGAATCACCAATGACAATTAAATTTACGAATAAATCCGAAGCTCTTCAAAATGCAAAGACGAAGTTAACAGCTGCTCTTTCAAGTGAAAATAGCACAGAGCAAGAACAAACAGAAGCGTTTCAAAACTATTTTGATGCGCTGCAGCAAGAAGTAGCATCAAATATCAGTAAGCAAGTAAATAGCGAAATGCTAGATCGTTCAATTTTACAACAACGTGGCCAAAATGTTTTAACATCCGAGGAAACAAAGTTTTTTAATGCAGTTGTGCAAGACGGCGGATTCAAAGATGATTCTATTCTTCCAGAAACAACACAAGAGCGTATTTTTGAAGAACTAGTAACGGAACACCCTTTACTTGGTGCGCTTGGACTACAAGACTTAGGAGCTGTTACAAAGTTCATTTATTCAGATGCAACAAAAGCTTATGCTTGGGGCGAGTTGTTTGGAGATATCCGTGGGCAAGTCAATGCAGCATTTAGAGAAGAATCTATTGGTCAACTTAAATTAACAGCTTTTGCTGCTATTCCAAACGATATGTTAGAGTTGGGGCCAGTTTGGGTGGAACGTTTTGTTCGTACGGTTTTAATTGAATCGTACACAGTAGGTTTAGAGTTCGGTTTTGTAAATGGCGGTGGAGCTGTTGTTAGTCAACCAGTAGGATTAATGAAAAATGTTGACCCTACTACGGGTGCCATTACAACGAAAGAATCTTCTGGAACATTAACGTTTGCTCCTTCTCAATATGGCGAAACAGTAGCTGGCGAGCTGTATGAAGTGGTAAAAGCTCTTTCCACAAATGCAAAAGGAAAAGCTCGAAAAGTATTAAACAAAATTGTAATGGTTGTCAATCCAATTGATGCAATTGGTGTACAAGCACGAAATACCATTCAAACTGCTAATGGTCAGTGGGTAATGGCTTTACCGTATAACATTCAAGTCGTTGAGTCAGAAGAGGTACCGGTTGGTAAAGCGGTATTCTTTGTGAAAGGTGAATACTTAGCAGCTATTGCTGGTGGATATAAACTTAAAAAGTTCGACCAAACGTTAGCCATTGAAGATGCAACCTTGTACACAATTAAGCAATTTGCAAACGGAAAGCCGAAAGATAACAAAACAGCATTGGTGTATGATCTTAATATTTCATTCGATACGACACCAGCTGTATAAGGTATGAGGTGATGTAATTGGCCATCACAAATGAAATTCTAATGGAATTTAAAGAACGAAATCGACTAGGGAATCATGAGGATGCGAATTTAACGCGCATCCTTTCTGCTTCCGTTACAGCTTTAAAAAGAGTTTGTGGTGATTATGATATTGAACAAGACGAAGAGTTTAAGGAGCTTGTATTTGAGCGCTCTCGTTACGTTTACAATGATGCTTTAGAATACTTTAACGATAATTTCTTAACCGAGATTAATAGTTTAAGTGTTGATAAGGTGCTAGAAACAATGACATTGGAAGATGGTGAAGAGAATGCGTGAGTTTAAATACAAGCCACCACGTCTTCATAACGGAGAGTTACGGACACCTATTCTTTTTTATAGAAATAAACCGAATGTTGGCCCACTACCAGGAGAGTCAAAGGATGAAGAGGTCTTTCGTACATTTGGAAAAGTCGACCGTGTATGGCTAAAAGACTTAGAAATGGCCAAAGCAAACGGTACATTATCAGATGTCACCATTACCATTCGAGATCCATTGACTGAATACCGTCCATCTAATTTGCACTATATTGCGATTGACGAAATCGATTATCAAAATATCAAATACAACATTAAAAGTGTACAACCCAACCTTCAAGATAGGCGGTTTATTGATATTGTCGCAGGAGTGGCAAATGTATGAGTGTGAAGGTTACAGGCCTTAACCAGCTATTAAGTACCTTAGAGAAAAAATATGGACCGGCAGCTGTCCAACGTATCAGTGACCAGGCATTAAAAGAAGGAGCCAAAGCCTTTGTTCGTGAGTTAAAGCTGCAGTTTGAATTGTTTAAAGATACAGGAGGCTCCATCGAAGAGATTACCATATCGAAGCCAATGACGATTGCGGGTGCACGAACGATTAAAGTTCATTGGCGTGGCCCAAAAGGAAGGTATCGTATTATCCACTTAAATGAGTGGGGAACGGTTAAAAATCCTAACCCAAAAGGTAAAGGAGCTATTGCCAGAGCATTACGCAATGCTGAAAAAGCGTATCAAGCAGCGCTACTCAATGCAGTAAGGAGAGGATTGTAGTGCTTTATCAACTATACGATGCATTGCTAACAAGTCCTCTTATTCAGCAAAAGGTTGAGAATCGTATTAAGTTTTATGAGTATCCACCCACTGACAACATGGAGGGTGTATATATTGTCATTGATCCATTAGCAACACCGCGTCCCGGTGATTATGCGGATAATAAGCCGATGACTGATGAATATTTCTATCAAATTGAGGTCTGGTCACAATCTTTAGAGGATACACAGCGTGTAGCAAAAGAAGTACGAATCATTATGACAGAGGTAGTCGGTTTTTCTCCATATGGAGATGGGATAGATGAATATGAACCAGAAACAGCCATTTTTCGCGATGCCAGACGCTATATAGGCAAAGAATACATTGTTGAGATATAAAAGGAGTGGAATAAATGGTTACAAAAAAGAATTATAAATCATTCACTGGTTTAACAGAGTTTCATTACGGTGTATTAAATGAAGATGAAACAGGAATTGTAGAAACTTCACCCGAACGAATTGAATTCGCTCAAGAGATTTCAGTTGATACGCCACAAGAAATTACAAGAGCCTCTGGAGATAATAAAACAGCCGAATTGGCAGTGGCTAATGGGCCTATTTCTGTTGTGACGTCCTTTCATAAAGTGCCAATGGAGGATAAAATAAAAATCTTGGGGTTAAAGAAGGTTGGAAGTGGTGTAGCTTATACACCGAATATGACACCGCCTCACGTGGCTTGTGCGTTCGCTCGAACAGCTGAGGATGGTGGGACAGAATGGTTAGGGTTTGCAAAGGGGCTCTTCACGATGTCTTCTATTTCTGGTAAGTCAAAAGAAGATGGATCTATTGAGTTTTCAAAAGATGAAGTAAATGGCGAATTCATGCCAAGAAAAGTAGATGGCATCGAGGATGAAGATGAAGGAACAATGTTTGTTTTTTATGATGCGAAAGGGTCAACAACGAACAGAGATTTCTTATTCAATTTAATCTTTGGTAAACCTCATCCAGATGCAACACCTGAAGTATAAGGGAGGAATTGATGATGAGCAAAGTAAAGTATGAAGTCGTACAAAAGTTCAAAGATGTTCAAGATAACGGGAAAGTTTATCAAAGAGGAGACCGTTACCCAAAGCCTCTAAATAAAAAAGTAAGTGAAGAACGATTGAATGAGTTAGCTTCTACGAGCAATAAGTTAGGACAACCCGTTATTAAAGTCATTGGAGAATAGTCAAAGCTATTCTCTTTTTTATATAAAAAATAAAAACGTAAAGGATGGATACACAATGGCAAATTTAAAACGAAATACAATTGAGCTTGTAACCGATGTGAAAGAAGGAGAAATTATCACAGAAACCTTTCTGACACCACCATTTATTCCGTTATCGGTAGTCTATCAAGCAATGGATTTAGCTGCTGAGATGCAAAAAGTGAAAGCCGATAATGAAAAAGAATTGATTGATAAACTTGTAGATTTTGTCGCAAATGAAGTGTATAAAGGGAAATTCACGAAACAAAATCTGATTGACGGTTTACATGCACCACAAGCTGTTGAAACACTTCAAGCTCAAATTGCGTTCATTGCACGAGGTCAACAAACAGATGAAACAAAAAAGTTTTTGGCGAAGAAGAACTGAGTGATGAAGATTTCACATTGGAAAAGCAAAAGGATTACTTAGATAAATTAGTCCGTTCCCTCATGAAAGAAGGAAAAGACATCAACGAAGTATTAAATATGCCTTATCACTTTGTGTTAGACCTATTGGAAGAACAAAACAAGCCGCAACGAGGAAACTCTTTCTTCGAATTAATCTAACCTTATCTATAAAACAGTTCATGCCATGAAGACTTTCTATGTTTAGAGAGTCTTTTTTTATTGGCTTTATGAAGGGAGGGTGAACAATGGAAAGAGTTGAAGGTCTTGCGATAGGACTGAATTTAGACACCTTACAACTTGAGCGAGGATTAACTGGTTTAAAAGACAAACTAAAAACCGTAGATAGCGAAATGAAGGCCAACCTTTCCGCGTTTGATCGTGGTGATAAGTCGATTGAAAAATATGAAACGCGTGTCCAAGGTCTTAATAAAAAACTAGAAGTGCATAAACGTGTTGTCCAACAGGCGAAAGTTGAATATGAAAAGATGGTTCAAGAGCATGGAGAGGGTTCTAAACAAGCCGAAGCTGCAGCACGAACCTATAACAACCAAGCTGCCTCTTTAAACAACTTACAACGCTCTGTTACCCGTGCCGAAGCAGGCTTATTTGACTTAAAAGAAGAACAGCGACTGGCAACAAGCAATTGGGCTAAGTTCGGTCAAGAAACAGAAAAAGCAGGAGAAAAGCTGAACGGATTTGGTAGAAGTTTAACAGACATTGGTCAATCTATGAGTATGAGCATTACTGCTCCTGTACTTGGTGCGTTTGCAGCTGTTACGAAAGGAACAGAAGAACTGCGTGGGGATTTGGCTAAATTAGATGCGAATGCCTTTAGTTCAGGGTTTAATGTGGATGTCATGCGGAAAGAGTTAGAGAAAATCAATGCCATTGCACCAGATGTGAATGCGAATGTAGAAGGTCTTTCGAACTTAATGGCGACACCGTTTAGTGAACAAGGCCTTTCACAAGCTGTTGATTTATTATCTGGTGCTTCCATTAAATTCTCTGAAACACTTAAATTTGAGGGATTAGCTGATGGGTTACAAGAAACATTAGCAACCGGTGCAGCAATTGGGCCTTTTGCGGAGTTGCTTGAGCGTTCTGGCATTAACCTTGATACGTTTAACGCTGGTTTAACGGATGCCATTAAAAACGGAACAGAAGAGCAGTATGTGTTAAAAACGCTAGCTGATACAGGGCTTGGTGGTTTGAATGAAGAGTTCCGAAAAAACAACGAAGGATTGGTGGAGTCACGACAAGCTTCTATGCAGTTCCAGCAGTCCATTGCTGAGCTAGGGACGACGCTCACTCCAATTGCGACAGAAATCACACAAGGCATTACAGGTGTTGTCGATAAATTTAACAGCTTAGATAGTAGCACGCAAAATACCATTCTTGCATTTGCAGGAATAGCTGCTGTTATGGGGCCTGTTATCACATTTGGTGGCATGTTTACGATGATGCTGAGCAACATTGTATCGGGGATGGCTCCTGTCATAAGTAATATCTCAAAAGCTGGTGGTCTCTTAAAATGGTTACGGTTAGGTTTTACCGCCTTAACAGGACCAGTAGGTCTCACAATTGGAATAATCACGCTACTTGCCACCGGATTTATCGGACTCTATAAAAACTCAGAGACCTTTAGGAATGGTGTTACATCACTAGGATCCAAATTACAAGAGTTTGGCCAAAATGTGCTAAGTTTTCTAGCGCCAGCTATTGAGTCGGTAAAACAGTTTTTTCTTGAACAGTTTTCGGTGATTAAGCAATTTTGGCAGGACAACTCTTCGACAATTATTCAAGCACTCTCGAATGTAGGAATGATGGCGTCAAAAATCTTTCAAGGGATTTCTTCTGTCATCCAGTTTATCATGCCATTTATACTTGGAATCATCAAATCTGTTTGGGGGAATATCCAAGGAGTTATTTCCGGTTCACTAAATGTCTTGATGGGCCTAGTCAAAGTTTTTTCGGGTCTTTTCACTGGCGATTTCCGAAAAATGTGGGAAGGACTGAAACAGATTTTCTCTGGAGCCATTCAATTTATTTGGAACTTCATTCAACTAAACATGTTTGGGAAAATCCTTTCTTTTGGAAAAGTGTTTGCATCCAGCTTTAAAAATGTCTTTTCGGGCTTATGGACAAACGTAAAAACGATTTTTTCAACAGGCGTATCGAACGTGAAAAACTTCGCTGTTAATGGATTTAATAGTATGAAATCCAGTGTCGGTACTATCATGACCAATATGAAAACATCAGTATCCAAAGTATTTACGGATATTGTTGATGGAGCAAAAGCTCTTCCTGGAAAAATTGGTGATGGAATCAAGTCGATGGCTGGAAAAGTCGTCAGTGGCATTACTTCACTGAAAAACAAAATGGCCGAAACGCTTGGCGAAGGCGTCAATGGAGCCATTGGTGGTGTGAACTGGGTTTTAAAGAAAATTAATGTGAAGGAGCTTCCTCTTTGGCCGATTCCGCAATATGCCAAAGGGACAAATGGGCACCCCGGAGGACTTGCGGTACTAGGTGATGGGAAAATGAAAGAATTATTTGTGACACCTAGTGGCTATATGGGGCTGTCTCCAGACCGAGATACCTTAATGAACTTACCTAAAGGTACACACGTCTTTTCTGGACCACAAACAAAACAGTTGATGGATGAAGGTACGATACCTCAATATTCTGGAGGTACAGTTGGAAAGTGGTTTAAGAAGAAGGGACAACAACTTTCAGCTGGTGCTGGTAAATTGAAAGACAAAGCCGTTGATACGGCTCAAGCTGGTGCTCAAAAGGTGAAAGATGTAGCGCTTGATGTATGGTCATACCTTGATAATCCAAAAGAATTGATGAAACAGGTATTCGCAAAGTTTATTCCAAAGTTACCAAACATCGGTGGAGCATTTAATGATGTCATTGGCGGATCAGTGAAGAAGGTTAAAAGTGACTTTGTGGATTATATCAAGAAGAAAATGAAAGACTTAAATCCATTTGGTGGCGGAGCCAGTCCTAGTGGTAAGGGAGCAAAAGCATGGCGACCGGCTATTTTAGCAGCTGCAGCACGAATGAATGAATCTGTATCCGAAAAAGAGGTACAAGGTATTATTGCTCAGATTCACAGGGAGTCCGGTGGTAACGAGAAGATTGTTCAATCATCGGCTGTATGGGATATTAACACAGCCAACGGAAACCCAGCTCGTGGATTACTGCAGTACATTCCACAAACCTTTAATGCTTACAAGATGAAAGGACATGGGAATATCTATAGCGGATATGACCAACTCTTAGCATTTTTCAATAATACACGTTGGAGAACGGACCTTCCTTATGGAAAACGAGGCTGGGGACCTAGGGGAAAACGCAAATACAAAAACGGCACAAATTTTCATGTTGGTGGAAGTGCAATGTTGGGCGATGGGTGGGAGTATGAACCATTCTTGCTTCCAGATGGACGTTTAGGCCTTAGTCCCGATGTACCAACTGTTTTTAATAACTTACCTGCAGGTACAAAAGTATGGTCGAACATTCAAGACTTTGTGCAATCGACAAACCAAAGTCAAAAAACAGATGCCATGAAGTTACTTGCGTTAGTTGGGAAAAAGCTTGAGCAACAATCTTCTGCACCATCAAATAACGCTCAAACAAGCAACTATCAGCAATTAACAGACCATCCGTTCATTCAAAAGATTTTAGCTGTTTTGGAAGAACAAAGTGAGATTCTAAAAGCTATCGCAATGAAAGATCCAATTATCTCAGTTCTATTAAATAATAAAGAAGTAGCCAAAGCCATTTTTAAAGACGTAACAAAACTCCAGGATGAACACAAAGACATCAAGAGACGATTTAAGGGGTGATTTGTATAGGAATGATGTTTAATGGTGAACGTAAACCCTATCTAAAGGTATTGAAAGGAAGGGAGCGTCCGGCTTGGGCGCCTCTGAAACGAAATTTATTAACAGTTCCGAATCGACCAGGTGCACTTCCTAAAAGCACCGATGTCGAACCTAGACCACTAGCTGTTCCTATTGTCATTAAAGGAGTAGATTTAGCAGACTTGCAAAAAATCAAAGAGGACTTAGCCGCATGGCTTGTGACGGATGAGCCATGTCCTTTGATTTTTGACGATGAACCAGACCGTATTTATTACGCTTACGTTGACCAAAGTATTGATTTTGAGGAAATCGTAAAGCTAGGGATGGGAACGCTGAATTTTATTTGTCCAGATCCTTATAAATACTCAAGTGTTTCTAAATATCAGCATTCCATCATTTCTGAAGGTATGTCACTTGTTACACCTTTAAATAAAGGGACAGTCAAAGTAAAGCCTATCTTTGAGATACAAGTTGACAATGACTATACACATATTGATATTTCAAATGGTGATCAAATTAATCGTATTGGTCGGATTGTGAATCTTGAAGAGTATGCTGCAGCTCGTGAAGAACTGATTTTAAATGATAAGTTAACCACAGCACTTGGTTGGGCCAAAACAGAAGGGTCAGTTAATATCGATGGACGAGCTACGGGTGACATGAAATCAGACGGTTATCGATTTATCGCTGAAAACTTCGGAACTATGTCAGAGGGCTGGCATGGGCCTTTTTATAAAAAGACATTAGGCCAAACCTTAACGGACTTTCGATTAGAGGCAATACTTGAGCTATTAAATACAGGAGAGGACAAGTTTGGGAAGGTTGAAGTGTATCTCTTAGATAACAACAACCTTCCTGTTTGTTCAGTCACTATAAAAGATGTTGATTCCGCAGGGAAGCGCATTTATGCGAATGTTCGACTAGGTGGCGGTGACATTGGCTTTAAAGATGTCATTAGTACACATGGTGAACAAGAGAGCACTTTTTGGAACTTCTACGGTATGCTTCGAATTGAAAAAGTAGGAGAACGATGGACAGGCTATGTAGCTAAAATTAATAAAGAGACAGGTCAACACACAGCTCGTGCATTTGAATTGTTTCATGATCGTGAAAACCAGTTTTTACGACAACCAACCCAAATTGGCATTTATATTGCACAATACGGCACCCGAAAGGTGCCTTCTTTGCGTGCGGATGATGTTCGAGTCTATAAAATGAATTCGTTAACGGAAAATCAAATTCCGTATGTTGTGCGTGCTGGTGATGTTGTAACCTTTGATCATCAAAGTGAAAACATTTTAATTAATGGCGAGTCACGTATGGATTTAAAAGCGTTTGGCGGTGAGTTTTTCCACCTTGAACGCGGTGATAATGTCATTGTGACAAGTCCAGCACTACCAACAAAAGCCATGTGGAGGGAGCGATTTAGATGATTCATGTGTTAAACAGCCAATCAGATCATATCGTTGCCTTTTTAAGTTATGGCTTAGAAGCAGCTACACACACAAGAAACAGTAATTTAGAAGAAGTTCTCACCTTTTCCTGGCCAGCTATTGATGAAAAGGCAGCTTTTATCCTGCAGCGCAACAGAGCTGTCATTGAGGATGAGGACGGCCAATATCGAGAGTTTATTATTGATGCTGCAGAAAAAGACGGTGATGTACTAGAAGTTACAGCAACCGCCTCTTATTTAGATTTAAAGAAAGCCAAAGCCATTGCACCTATTACCTTAACGGGCCAAACAGCAGCGACAGCTACCTCGTATGTATTAGCCGGCACAGAATGGGAGCCCGGGGTTATTGAGCATGCTGGTGTGCGGAAGGTTGTCTTTGATAAGCACATTAATCCTTATCTAGCTTTACAACAACTTGCCTCAGAGTTTGGTTTAGAGCTTGTGTTTCGTGTTGAAATTAGTGGCAACCGCATTGTTCGTCGTGTTGTTGATTTAGTGACTCGTGTTGGGCGTTTTAAAGGGAAAGAAATTGTCTTCGGTAAAGACCTACTAGGGCTAGTTCGAAAAGAAAAGTCAGATGAGATTGTCACAGCACTTTTATGTCTTGGGCCAGAAAAAGAAGACGGTACGCGTATAACGACGACTGTCGAAGATGAAGAAGCACGGCAACGCTGGGGGCGTAATAACCAGCATCTATGGGACATTTATGAGCCGGAGTCTTCTGACCAAGATATGACGGTTGAACGGCTCAAATCGCTCGGTGAAACTGCTTTAAAAAAACGCATTAATAGTGTTGTAGAATATGAGATTTCACAAGGTGATTTAGAGTCTATTCCTGGTTATGAACATGAGCAATTTCGCTTTGGTGATACGGTCCGTATTAAAGACCTTCACTATAAGCCCCCTTTGTATATGGAAGCACGTACGATATCTGTTGAACGTGATTTACTAGATCCATCTGAAAAAGAGCATGTTCTTGGTGAATTCATCGAATACACTGAGCGTGACGTATTAGCCGAATTTGATGATTTTAAGAAGAATATGCGTATACGTATTATCAAACAACCAACGCCTCCACAGGGGGCTTACAACGTTCTCTGGGTGGATACCTCACGACCAGTTCATGTGTTGCATACATGGGATGGGGTGCAATGGCGCAAAGTCACGCCAACAGAAGCCAGTGAGGTCGGTGCTGAAACGCCTCAAGGTGCTCAAGAGAAAGCAGATAACAGTCGTGATGAAGCAAAAGAGTACACGGATGGTAAAGTGGTTGAAATTGGAGAAACCATTGAACAGGTTCAACAAGACGTATTTAACCGAGAACGTGTGATTAAAAGGCAACCGACTGAACCTGTTAATCCTCTATACGGAGACTTATGGGTGGATACAAGTGATCCATTACAACCCATGTACATGTGGAATGGCACAGAATGGCGTGCACTTGGTCCAACAAATGCAGATGAAATGGGTGCAGTCCTAAAAGAAGAATACGAGCAAAAGGTTCAAGAAATCATTGCGGATCTAGCCAATAAGGTACCAAATGAAAATTACTCTTCAACAGTCCAAGAGATTATGAGTTCACTAAATGGAAAAGCTGGTTTAGAGTATGTGAACGGTCAACTTTCTTCAAAAGTAAATGCAGGAACCGTTTATACCAAAACAGAAGTTGACAACGCATTGAATAGCCGTGTATTAAAGACCACTTATGAAACAGACAAAACGGGTATTGTGCAGCGTTTAGACAGTAGTGAAAACCGGTTAACAGTTAATGAAAAAGAGATTGGGTTACGTGCAAAGCAACAGGCTTTAGATACTGTGTCCCAACGTGTAACATCAGCTGAACAAGCTATCGTGTTGCAAGATGGAAAAATTGAGCTCATGGTAGAAAAAGAAACATTTAACAACCTAAAAGGAACAGTTGAGAGCTATGGTACACGTATTACACAGGCAGAAAGCAATATCAACCTAAAAGCAGAAAAGACAGCTTTAACTACAACCAATCAGAACGTTTCAAACGCTTTGCAGTCCATTACAAATCTTCAGACGGAAATCGACTTAGCATATGAACAAATTGCGTTACGAGCGAAACAAACCGACTTTAACACATTGTCAAATCAAGTTTCTAGTCACCAAGCTCAATTAACCGTACACGCTAATGAAATTGCTTCAAGAGTGACACAAGATCAATTTAATGCTCTTTCGATTGGTGTACGTAACCTGGTCTTAAACTCGACTTTTAACAAAGGTTGGGATAATTGGACAGGTGTAAGTGGCGGGTTTTCTATTGTGAGCGCTGAGGCAGATAAGCCTTTAAGTAAGATAGCAAAAGTTACTGCTTCGGGACTTTCAACAATCTCTATAAAGTCAGCTTATGCAAACACTTTCCTTGCGAAGAAGGGTGATACTATTACAGTATCAATGGATATAAAGGTTAATGACTTTAATCAATATGATGAAAAGAAGCCTTTTATATTCGAGTTATTAGATATTAATAGAAACCGTGTTGAATATAAAGATGTTTCGCTAACTGATATGAATATTACTTCATTGCCTAACAATGAATGGGTTAGGGTTGTATATGTTCATAAAGTCCAAAATAGCTCTGTTGTTTACGGTAGAGTAAGATTGTCTTTATTTAAAAATGGAACAGTATTTTACCGAGAAATTAAAGCGGAATATGGAAATAAAAACACTAGCTGGACAGAAGCTCCAGAAGATGTTGACGAAAAGATTAATGGCTTAGATGGACGTATCTCGACAGCAGAAACAACTATCAGCCAAACAGCTACTGAGATTAAGAGTCTTGCAAAAAAGAGTGAATTAGATACTGTAAGTGGTCGCCTGGATACAGCAGAGAGCACGATTAGCCAGCAAGCTGCAGCTATTGCTCAACGTGTAACATCATCTACATTCACACAAGAAATTACAAATACGAAATCGTATGCTGACAGTAGCGCTCAAACAAAGGCAAACACGGCAGAAACAAACGCCAAAAATCATGCGAATACAAAAGCTAGTACAGCCGAAGCAAATGCCAAAAGTTACACAGACGGAAAAATCAACACAGTAAATACAAGGCTTACAAGTGCAGAGAGTTTAATTACTCAACAAGCCAATGAAATTGCTTCGAGAGTAACGAAAACCGAATTTGAGAGTCTTTCTATTGGTGGTCGTAACATTGTCAAAGGGACTTCAAATGAATTTAAAACAGCAACCTTTGGTGGATGGGACTATTACTTTACTGATCAGCTACTACACTGGTCAAAAGGTGACGTAATAACGGGGAGAATCTATTTAAAACCAGGTAAATATGAAGCATCCATTATGATTCATATAAGATATACAAATGGAACATACAATCAATATCGAGGCAATGTTATTGCAGCTGGCTCAGAGGGTTATTCAATAGTAACCCTAACAATACCTAATCGAGACGATATTTCTTATATTCAATACTCAATTAGGCATAGTTCTGGGTCAAACCCATCAAATACTGTTCAATATAAAGAGGCTAAGATAGAAAAAGGAAGTAGACCGACAGACTGGACACCAGCTCCAGAAGATATAGATGCACAAATCAATAGCGTAAGTGCAAGGGTATCGACAGCAGAATCAACTATCACACAACAAGCTGGTTTAATCGCTCAAAAGGTTTCTACAACTGATTTTAATGGCAATACCATTGCCTCTAAATTAGTTCAGACATCTTCGGCTTTAGATTTAATTGCTCAAAATTTAAATTTAACCGGATTAGTGACGTTCAGCACGTTTAATAGTGATGTCCAAAGTAAAATTACTGCTGGAACAACAGCTAAGTCTACGCTTGACTCAAAAGCAAGTATCTGGGATGCGAAAGAAACCACAAGCGGAGCGCAAACGAAAGCGGATGCTGCTAGAAATAGTGCAATTGCTGCAGCTGCAAGTGATGCATCCACAAAAGCTAGTAATGCAGAAGCAAATGCTAAGAATTATGCCAGTTCAGCTGTTAGTACAGTGAACGATTGGCGAGTAAGTGGTAAAACCACGATAAATGGTGGAAAGATTGAAACTAATACAATTACTGTACGTCAAATTGCTGTTGGAGATTTTACGAATTTGTGGCCTAATCAGAACTTAGATCCTAAAATCGGCAGTTTTGGTTTGCCAGCTATTATGAATGATACACATAACTATTATTCCATTCCTCTTAGTAGTCGTGACCACATTGCTCATGATATACCTATACACATGATAGCTGGTGATGAGTTTTTAATTACAGCAGATGTGTATCGATATAAAGGTAGTAGAAGCTTGCAAGCTGGTTTTTGGGAAGGAAAACCCGATGGGAGTAATACTTCCAGTCCATGGCGAATGAATTCATGGGAAACACCTGCTCCTTATCAGCAATGGACTTCTGTGGCATGGCATCATAAAGTAACGGATTCCACGACATTTCAAGGGAAACCATACTTTCAAATTGACCAACCCTCCAGTGGTGGAGATACAGGCTATATGATTCAAAATATAAAAATCATTCGCAAACACACTGGAAAAATGGTGGTTAACGGTACAATCTCAGCCGAAAAATTAAACGTTAATAATCTTTCTTCAATTTCTGCTAACTTAGGGGTTGTAACAGCTGGAGAACTACGAAGTGTTATCATCCGAGCGTCTACCTTTGATACCTTGAGTGGGAGTGTTATTAATATTGGCAGTGGTGGTGCTGGTATTGATTTATATGACGGTTCATTCCGTCTAAAACAATCAGCTGGACATTATTACTCGATTAACAACTCAGGCCAGCATATCTTCTGGCAGGGGTCAGATCCATTTATTCGTATTCAGAAAACACAAGACTCTGATTCTAACCCTGCTGTTCAAGGGGCCAGAGCGCAGCTTGTCTTTTTAAAAGACCGAACGGCTGTATATGCTCGTAATGCAGCCAATACGGATTATGCTGATTTTGCTGCGAATGAGTTCCGAGCGATTGGAAAGTATGTCAGCATTGTGAATGGTAATTTAGAGTCTACAACAGGCTATATAGCTGTCACAGCAGCTACTGAAAACACAGGCTCTACACAGCATATTTATTTGCGTCCGAGTGGTTCGGGTAGTGTGCACGTACTTAGAAATACAAGTTTTAACATTGATAGTAGTAGTCCAGATTACCGACCAATTATTGTGCAAACAGTGGGTACACGTTCAACGTCTCTTTCAAAGACGAATATTCGAGAAGTAGATTTCAAAGCAACCTCTTTGTTAAAAGATGTGGACGTACATGAATACCACACTATTTCTGATGTCGTTGGTGGTAATTACTTTGATAAGAAAATAGGGTTCATCACGGAAATGACACCTGCTCTTATGAAGTTTGAAAACAACATTGATTTGTATACAACACTGGCTCTTGTGTGGAAACAAAACCAAGAACAGCAAGAGGAAATTGAACGATTAGAAAAAGAGAAAAACGATATACACGATGTGTTAGGTGTCTTAATCCAAGAAATTGACGCATTAAAAAAAGCTGTTTCTGCAGCATAAAGGAGTCCCTTGTAGGGGCTCTTTTTTATACCCATAAACGAAAAAAGGTGGAATTTAATCATGGAACAAAACCAAACAAATCAAACACAAGCGGTACAAGTTAATTCTGATTTAATCATTCAGCAATACCAAGAAGAACAGTTTCGCTTGAATACAGAGTTAATGAAGTACAAAGCGTACTCTCGACAGCTAGAAGGAACTGTTATCCAACTAGATCAAGAAGTAAAAGCTGCAGAAGAGCGTCACCAGAATCAAGTGAAAGAAACAAATAAATTCAAAGATCAGTTAAAAAAGCAGCAAACAAATAATCGTAACAATACAAAACAACATGGCCAATCCAAGCGCTAAATAAATGTGTTTGAATGCGTCTATAACTATGCTGATGACGTTAAACTGCATAAGACCTAATCAAGGTGGAATGCAACAATGGAAGTACAAGTGAAAATGATTAACGGATTAAACTTTGAAACGATTATCGAGGAGTATAACGCACAAATTTTAGCCGAAACATTAAACAATCAAGAGTATTCAATGGTCATTATTGGTGACGTTATTGCACAACGTTATTCAGTTGTTCGCGTTATGACAAAAGTAGAGAATCCAGAGGCGAATGTTGAGATTACGTTAAACGATAATACGGTTATCAAAGTGTATGTAGAAAATTATAACCCTCTAGACGTCTTACAAAGCATTAATAGCGCTGGTGGTGGAATGGTGGCTATTGGTGAAGCTGTGTTACAAGCTTCTCAAATTGTGCGGATTATGCGTATTAAACAAACAACAGTAGTTTAATAGATAACAAATAAAAAGAGGGGCTATTGCCTCTCTTTATTTTTATAAAAGGGTGGGGTAATTATGTTTGAAGAGCAAGTTTGGAATACACTTCTTCAAAATGGGCCATTTGCAGCATTATTTATTTGGTTATTATTTAAGGTTACAAAGGAATCAAAAGAGCGTGAAGATCGTTTAATGAGTCATGTGGAGCGTACCACAGATACGTTGCAACGTATTGAACAAAGTGTGACAGGTATGCAAGATGAGATTAAAGATATTCGTGAACAAATAGAAGGTCAATAAGTCACTGTCTCTGCAGTGGCTTTTTATATACCTAAAAACAAGGAGGAGAAAGAGAATGACTTATAAATTTCAACAGTTACCACAATTGGTTGATAAGCGAGGAAAACTACCAAGCAAAGGTTCTTACAATAAACGTGCGAAAGGGGTTAAATCCATTACAACTCGTGTGTGGCACCATTCTTTAACAAAGTTATCTGCAGGTGGCTCAAACATTGTTGCCTTTGCTAACTTCCACGTTGGAACAAACGGCTGGCCAGAAATTGCATATCACCTAATTATTGATCCAAAAACAATCATCAATGGAAAAGCTGCTATTTATTATTGTGTGGACATCAGCAAACGAAGCTATCATGTGGGGAACAGCAACACAATTGGTCTTGGTATTTGTGTAATTGGAGACTACCGTACAGATAAACTAAGCCAAGAAACAATTGCATCTATTACTGATTTGCGAAATACCTTAATTAAAGACGGCATCGGTAAATATGATAAGTCTCACAATGAAATGCCAGGTTACAGTTGGAAAGCATGTTGTGTATATGACTATAACAAAGCATTTAAAGATATTTTAGAAACAATTGCACCTGGAGCAACTCAAAAGCCTTCATCGCCACCAGATTTATATACAATTCAAGAAGGAGATACATTTTGGTCAATTGCTGAAAAAGATGGACCGGCAGGAATTACAGTCGATGATTTAATTGTTGCTAATCCTGGTGTAGCGCCAATTAAATTAAAAGTTGGTCAAACAATTAAGCTCGGACAAGCGCAGTATTGTTACACACCGAAACCAGGAACTCTTAAACAGCCACAATCTACTTATCGATACCCATTACCTTCAGGAGTACTTAAAAAGTGCGCACGGGGAGAATCTGTACGTCAATTACAAGCAGCTTTAGCTGCAGTTCACTTCTATCCAAATAAAAATGCAAAAAATAATGGTGTTGATGGCATCTATGGTAATGACACAGAAGATGCAGTAAGACGTTTTCAAAGCGTTTATGTACTTGGACAAATAGATGGAATTTATGGGCCGAGGACGAAAAGTAAATTACAAGCTGTTTTAAAATCAAACGGTCAATAAAAAAGTTTTAATTATCTATTTTGTTTTAACAATATATTTTTATGCTCTTTATTTAATTTTAAAAGATGTTGAACATTTGGTTATAGTAGAAAAAATATAATAATAGGAATTTATTTCTATAAATATTGTAAAATAAACTAATATATTGTATTGTTTACTTGTATTAACATTATAATCTAATATAGAAAAGGGGATTTTATGAAACGTTTTAAAATGTTAATGTTTTTGTCAGTTTTTGGTGCTATCTTTGCTGTATCAAGTATTTCTGCTAATGCGAGCGAAGTTTCTACAGATGAAGGTGATTTAGAAATTTTATTTAGTGAAGAGGTAGAAAGCGAAATTGAAGAAAATATGGAACCTGTTAGCATAGAAAATCCAACCTCAACATATGTTACTGAAGATGGTATAGTGGTTGAGAGAACATTAACTGTAGAAGATGTCGAACCAGATTCAAATCAATTCACTACTTTCAGTTCTCTTTATAGGGAAGTAAATATTGGTTATACAGATAAGCGAATGTTAAATACAATTAGCCAAGCAACTCTTAAGGGGCAATGGACCGTAGGACTAGATAGATATCAAACTTCAGCAACCATTAAAAAATGGAACTATTATAACATATCTATAACTAATGGTAAGTATACAAACAAAAAAACGACAATTCCGAAGCCAAAAGGAAATCCAGCACAAGCTGTTGGAACTGCCACAATGACTTCAGCTAATACTCCAACATCTAATACCCATGATACGCGTTGGACAGTTAATATTAAGCCAAATGGATCTGTAACATCTAGTTTTATAAAATAAAAGCAGGTGATTAGCTATGGCAGATTTTATTTATAACAATTTTTTTTTAGTAATTATTGTTTTGATTGTTCTATTAATTATTGTATTTAAAATTCGAAAAAATTAAACAGTAAGTTGGAGTATAAGAAAATATGGAATTTCACAGAATTTATTATCTTTTCGTTAAGTATATTTATTAGTGAAGTTGTTGTTCTATTGTTACCTCTTATGACAATGGGAAAGGAAATTCACTACAATATGCATTTACCTGGACAAGTAGATGGTGTGTATGGACCTAACACAAAGTCCAAACTACAGGCGGTGTTAAAATCTAAGATTATTATATGAATAAAAAAGAAATCTCCCCTCTTGCAATTAAGGAAAGTCATGATATAATGATGATAATATATGAATTGGGCTAGTTATAGCTAGGGGAAAACCTTCTAATTTTGAATTAGGAGGTTTTTTTCTTTTGGTTATCAGATTATAACTATTGATCATGAAATTATACCGTAGTATAATTGAAAGAAAAAACGAATATAGGTGATTTCATGGAGAGGCCCTTTAGAACTTTAGACGAGCAGATTAAAATTTTAATAGGTAGAAAGTTAGTTATTGATGACATTGAAGGAGCCAAATTTCTATTAACTAAGCATGGCTATTATTCTATCATTAATGGTTATAAAGATATTTTCCTTAAAGTAAAAACAAGCCTTACAGAAGATGATTGTTTTAAAGAAAATGTTAATTTTAATGAAATCATTAACCTTTATCGCTTTGATGTAGAAGTAAGAAATTCGATTTTATCAGCTTTAGAGAACATTGAAAGCACACTTCAAACTAACATTGCTTATATTCTTTCAGACAAATACGGAGATAAGCAACAAGATTATCTTCGTCCATCTAACTTTAGACTAGGACAACGAACTAGGAATGGTCGGATGCAAAGAGATGTATTATTAGAAAATTTAAAAGCTATATGTATTAAAGATCAGCATCCAATGAAACATTACCGTACTCGTTATGGTAATGTTCCTCCTTGGATTTTAGTTAAGGGTTTAACCTTTGGAAATATAATTTATAT